TAGATGTAGAATTTTAATTAAAATTTTATACGAGGAAAAAGATTATGGCTTTAGTATCTCCAGGTGTAGAAGTTACCGTAACCAATGAATCCGCGTATGTTACATCTGATCCAGGTACAGTACCGCTAATTTTAGTGGCAACTGCACAAGATAAGTTACAAGCTTCTGGTTCAGGAACAGCCGCAGGAACAACAGCCGCAAACGCTGGTAAGGTTCAGTTACTTACTTCACAATTAGAATTAGCCACGCAATTTGGTACTCCTAACTTTTATAGTAGTACTTCAGGCACAATGTTGCATGGTTATGAATTAAACGAATATGGGCTTCAAGCCGCATATTCATATTTAGGTATTGCAAATAGAGCATACGTACTAAGAGCAGACGTTGATTTAAGCAAACTAACCGGTTCTGCAACAGCTCCTACGGGTGTTCCAGTTAATGGTACTCACTGGTTAGATCTATCAAACACAGTTTGGGGTCTACATGTATGGAACGCAACCACACAAACATTTACATATACAGTACCTAAAATTTGTGCTACAGAGCATTCAGGTAATCCATCATATATTCCAAATGCTTCATTTGGATCTATTGGGGATTACGCAGTTGTTACAGCAACAACAAACAACGCAGTATATTACAAAACAAGCAGTAATGCATGGGTAGCAGTCGGTTCAGGAGGGCTTACTACTTCTGCTCACGCACTAGCAACAAGAAATGCTTCATGGGCATCTGCTTTCCCAACAATCTCTGTTACACCAAGTGCTGTCACTATTGGACATCAGTTTAGTATTAACGGAACAATAATTACATTTACAGGCACAGGTGTTGGTGATATTGTTGGTGATATTAATACAGCAATGGATGGGTCAACAGCCGCAAAAACAGGTGTTCAAGCATATAACAACGGTGGCGTATTAGAAATTTATATAATTGGATCATCAGCATCCAATGGCACAACCAAAGATGGTGCCGCCTTCATTGCTAACGTAACAGGCACAGCATTGACTGATATGGGTATTACAGAAAAACTTTATTATGGTCCGCAACTACAAGAGTCAACTTATACAAGTGTTCCTTCTTGGCAGTCATCATTGGTATCAGCAGCCCCTACGGGAAGTATGTGGGTTAAACTTGATGGTTATTTAGGCGGTTCTAATGGTAATAACCTTGTAATAAAGGTCTACTCATCAGCATCCGGATTGTGGGAATCAAAGACTGTATACTCAAATGATTCCATTGTACAAGCAACAACTGCATCGGGTGGTTCAGATCCTAGAACAATTGCAGTAGGTTCATTGTTTGTTGACTATGATGTTGATTCAGAAGATGAAGTTACATTTAAACCTTATAGACGTGCAAGCTCTGGCTCACTCACAATAACTGGTTCAAATACTTCGCCTACATTCACAGCTACAGAAACATTTACTATTAATGGTACTACTGTAGAACTACTCGGTACAGCCGCTACGGATTTTCTATCAGCAGTCAGTGCCGCCGGAATATCAGATGTTTCGGCTAAGATAGAATCATCAGGTGCTGTTTCCCTAGTTCATGCAAGGGGCTCTGATTTGGTGTTACGTGAAACTTCAGGAACACCACTTGCTGACGCAGGTATTAGTGCATCGCTAGCTAATGTGTACACTCTTGCTAATGGTGACTTAATTGGTACAAACTGGGAAGAGTTAACATACGAGGCATCAGAAACAACACCTACAACAGATCCCGCTGAAGGTGATCTATGGTATGACACAACACTTGTTGCTGACATTATGGTTCATGATGGCACAACATGGAAAGGCTATCAAAACCTTTCAACAGACTATCGTGGTTATGATCTAAGCCAAACAGATCCTGCAGGTCCAATATTTGCAGCTTCTGAACCACTAAAACAGTCTGATGCTACAACGCTAGTAAACGGTGACCTTTGGATTGACACTTCAGATTTAGAAAACTTCCCAAAAGTGTATCGTTATCAGTCAAGTCAGTGGGTAGCAGTTGATACAACAGATCAAACATCATCAAATGGTATTTTATTTGCTGATGCAAGATGGCAAACAGCGGCCGCCGCTAAAGTAAGTGGCACAGGCGCTGGTAGTGCATCAAGTATTGCTGATCTTTTAACAGATGACATGCTTGACCCTGATGCTCCAGATCCAGCCGCATATCCACGTGGTATGTTGCTATGGAACACAAGACGTAGTGGTTATACAGTAAAAGAGTATAAGAAAGACCATGTAACAGCACTAAAATATGCTTCAGGTAACCCACGCATGTCAAGTGAATCTGTTGCTACATATTATCCAGATCGTTGGACAAATAAGTCAGGCACAAAATCAAATGGTTCATTATACGCAGGCCGCAAGGCACAACGCGCAGTCGTTGTTGCCGCAATGAAGTCTGCTGTTGATGCTAATACAGATATTCGTGAAGAACAACGTCAGTTTAACTTGCTTGCAGCTCCTGGATATCCAGAGTTGCTATCAAATCTAGTAACACTGAACGTAGATAGAAAGGAAACAGCACACATTATTGGTGACTCACCACTGCGTTTGACAGACAACGCCGCAAATATTCAAGCATGGAGCCAGAATAGTGCAGCCGCTGAAGATAACGGTGAAGATGGTCTAGTAACTAATAATGAATATATGTCAATTTACTATCCATCTGGTTTTTCAAATGACCTAGCAGGCAACAGGATTGTTGTTCCAGCATCTCACATGATTCTACGCACATTCGCTTATAACGATAGTGTTGGTTATCCATGGTTTGCAGCTGCTGGTACAAACAGAGGTAAAATTTCCAATGCTACAGCAATTGGTTATATTGATGGAACAGGTGAGTTCAATAGTATTGCAGTAAGAGAAGGACTACGTGACGTATTATATGCTGATAAGATTAACCCAATTACATTTATTAATGGCAGTGGTTTAATGAACTTTGGTAATAAGTCCCGCGCTTCTACTTCCTCCGCAATTGATAGAGTTAACGTTTCAAGACTTGTGTCTTATATGAGACGTCAACTAGATCTTATCGCAAAACCATTTATTTTCGAACCTAATGATGAATTAACCCGTAATGAAATTAAGGGCGTAATTGATTCATTCTGTAACGAACTATTGGCTAAGCGAGCAATTGGTGATTACTTGGTAGTATGTGATGAGTCTAACAACACCCCGGCTAGAATTGATCGTAACGAATTATACGTTGACGTAGCAATTGAGCCAATTAAGGCGTTAGAGTTCATTTACATTCCAGTAAGATTGAAGAATACAGGAGAAATCGCGGCTCTATAGCGTTTAAATTATGATTAGGGGTGGCAAAAACCACCCCTAGCATATAGATAAATAAAAGAAATAGGAGAATAATATGTCCGTAGCGTCATTAACAAAATTTACGGTTCCAATTAGTGGAGCCGGATCACAGGGTACTTTGATGCCGAAACTAAAATATCGCTTTAGAGCGATATTGGAAAACTTTGGCGTTACAACTCCAAGATCAGAAATCACAAAGAATGTAATGGATATTACTCGACCAACAGCATCCTTTGAGAACCAAGTTCTAGATGTTTACAACTCAAGAATTAATGTTCTTGGTAAACATACCTGGGAACCAGTAACAGTTCAACTACGTGACGATGTCAACGGTGAAATGACACGACGTGTAGGTGAGCAAATGCAGAAGCAGTTCGACTTCTTCGAGCAAATGAGTTCTGTATCTGGTGTTGATTACAAGTTTACAATGAAGTTTGAAATGTTAGACGGTGGTAACGGTGCGACTGCCCCAACTGTTTTAGAAACATGGGAATTGTACGGTTGTTATATTGAAAACGTAAACTACAATGACTTGGCTTATACAGCAAGTGACCCAGCAACAATTACAATGTCACTTAGATATGATAATGCATTAAATACACCAATTGGTGGCGGTATTGGTGCACCTGTAACAAGAGGAGCGGGTTCCGTAGCTACAGGCTAATTAAATGGCATCGTTTATTAACAATTATTTGCGTGGTATTGGGGCCGGCGGTTTTATGAAGGACTACCGCCACGCAAGTAACCTTTATGCTACTTCCAATTATAGACTTTCACCTAAGTTTAGATTTTTATATCATTGTGTTTTTGTTTTAGATAGATCTATTAAAACACTAAATTACCAAGACAATGAAGTTGGCTTTATGGTTAAGTCCGTTGACTTGCCAGGCATTAATTTTGAAGTAGAAGAAATCAAACAATATAATAGAAAATCATATAACTATACAGGTGTTGCGTATAGTCCAGTGTCTATAGTATTTCATGATGACAATGCAAATACAATTAGAAACTTTTTAGCAAATGTTTATAATCATTACATATCAGATGGTTCTAAATCAGACGGCGAGTATAGTGTTAGAACAGCCGGAGTAAAAGATACATACTTGGAGGCAAGTTCAAGTGCTACATTAAGTTGGGGTTTAGACTCTAACTACACAACACAAGGAAAAAATTTAATTAAAGAAATACAAATTTATTCCTTATCAAAAGGTCTGGGTAGTAGGTATACTTTAAAAAATCCTATTGTAACACAATTTTCTCACGGATCACATGAACAATCCGACGCCGGCGGCCCTAAGGATAGTAGCATGTCAATTAGTTATGACGCATTTACTTATGCAGATGTTAACATAGCATCTATTCCTAACTTCGGAACAGCATACGATAGACTTAGTGGTTCTACTTCTTCCGGAGTTTTCTCTACTGCGGAAGGCATAGTATCAAATTTACGAAGTGTACTAGACTCGGTCAAAGACGGAAATCCTTATAGCGTACTGAATACTGCTGTTCAAACAGCCGCACAATTAGATGCTTTTGGAAGTAGAAATCTAATACAAACTACTTTTGGATCATCGCTTCCTTCTACAGTAGAACAAGTAGCAAAAAATATTACTAATGAATTTCCAACGGCCACATTAAAGAAGGCTCAAGAAATAAAGAATGGAATAAAAGGATAAGCTATGCCAGCATTTTCAACATTTAATCAAAATACAGCAATTCCTGTA